ACCACCAGAGTTATTATAAAATTGATCTGGTATTCCTAATTGTATCGTACTTGTTGTGGGATTAAAACTTTGCGCAGCAGCATGATAGCAATAATTAGGCAATTCAGTATCAAACATATACAAATCAAGTTTTAATTTAGCTTCATTTACTATATCAGCAATTGTTTTATCACCTGTAGCTGTAACAGTATAAGTTCCAGCACCTTCTTTATCCCATCCATGCTTAAATACAAAAATGATAAATATATGATCTTGATCTTCATATCCATGCCTATCCAGGATATTTGCACCTGAATATATTACAAGAATAAACGGATCTTTTCTACCTTTGAATTTAAAAGCTTCTGTTCTTTCATGAATCGGATATACTTCATCATTGAGATATGGAAGTTCTGTCTTGAGCCTTTCGACTATTTCATTCATTATGTCGCCGTAATTGCTCATGTTTTCCTTTCAACTTCTTTTGTGATAATAGGGGCGAGATTGTTAATTTCTTCAATTGCTTCATCTGAAATCCATGCAAATTCACGCGCCGGCACATCAATGTCAATTATGGTGCCATCCTCTTCAAGAATTTTGCCTTTACCGCCATCATTTTGTAATTCAGCTACATTTATACCGAAATATGCATCATATTTATTGAAAGCGACAATAGCATTTTTATTTGTAGTTTGATCTATATTCCCCGATTGTATTAATTGGCCTGTATCTTGAAGTGGTTTTGGAGAACCGCTTCCTCTTCCTTTTCTGCGCTTTTCAATAGTTATTTTTGCTAATGGTGGCCATGACATGCCGCTACTATCTTTTTCATCTCTGAAATGGTTTAATATATCGCCTAATGCAATATCAGCTATTTCACGATTTAATTCGATTCCAGTAATAATATCTTCAAATACATGAAGCGCGTCGTCAATTGTATTTTTCTGTATTTTTATCATGAGCTTCTCAGGAAACTTGAATCGCCGCAATTGTCATTCCATGATTGATCTGGCCAATTATAAGGACGTTCAAGCGAATCGTATCCGCCCAAATCATCCGATTCGTAGGGATTATATTCTTTTGCACTTTTGGAATCTTTGATTTCAATATCTGGTATTTCTTTATCGCCGCTTGCTATTTCTTCTAATATCTTAGTGGCTTTCTGGCATAGCTCTTGCCGCCATTCAGGGCCGCCGGCTTCTGGAGTAAAAAATTGGCAAATTGCCTTAGCTCTTGCTATCCATTCTATTTTGTCGATATGATCTTGGTTTGTAAGAGGAACAGTGTAACGCTGCCCGATATAACCATCTATTTCATTTGCTACAGTTTCAATTATTCTGTCAATTCTATCAGTATCAACCGTTGCTGGTATTATTGTTTTCCCATTTGAATCACTAACAGGAATGATTGTCAATAGTTCCCTCAGCGTTACATCATCCTCTATTTTCTGATACGTTGTATATGCTGGACTATGTGCCATTTCATGCTACTTTACTTCATTATTTTGCTCTAGTCTTTGGAATCTTTAGTTTCTTTTCTGGCTCTTCTTTAACTTCTTTTTTGATTTCTATAGGTGGAACTAACACCTGTTTCGGTTTTACGATCCGGGGCAATTGCCAAAATTTAACAGGGAAAGCTTTATTAAGTCCTTCGTCCATTACTACAGGAAGCTTGTCTTTAAATGATTTCTTGTCAATATCAACTTCTTTTATAGCCAAAAAATCACTACCGATATCTGCTTCTATCACAACTTTGAAATTATCAGGGATTTCTTTCCAGTGAGCTTGGGTAAGTTTGATTTTATAATTTTCAAAATCATAATATTTTTCGTGTTGTATTTTACTTTTAACTCGTGCAATTAACATGCTTTCCTCCTATTAATTTACGACTTTAACTGCCGCTTCCCAATACCATGGATTGAACTGATAATGAGCATCCGCTCCATAATATATAGCATCTTTGAAAAAATCACTATCGCCTTGCGTATGCCACCTGGTAGTTAAGTCTTTGACAGTCATTAAGGCAAAGGGAGCCACTCCAATTCCTTCAATCAGTACATACCAATCATCTGTATTATTGGTACGTTGTGTACCCCACAGCATGGCTTCTTTGTACCAAAATCCTTCGGGTCGATCTGCTATAGTTTCAGTCGATTTACGCACGTGCTCAAAAACACTCCTGAAAACATCTTCATATTCGGAGGGGTAAATAATTGTGAATTTCATAAATTCAATATCTTCAAAAAGAGGATCCCCGCCACGCACAACCCAGCCTCGGATTGCATCTTTTACGGATAACCAATCTGCAAGAATATTCGCCTCAGTCATTCCAGTTCCTGATACAAGATTTGAATTTGTATTCGTATCATCTCCAATTGGGTGAGCAACATTAAAAAAAGTAACACCATCTGGCCCCAATGCAGTAGCATCGGTTAATAGATTAAAAAACAAACTTGTTCTATGCCTTGCAAATGTAGAAGCAAATTTTGAAATGTTACCTCTTTGCACATGCCTTTGATCTGGATCATTGAAGTTGTCTCTTTTGAATTCCGCTGCATTCTGCCATTTGTTACTTGTAATGGTATATGTTTTTTCACCCCATGAGTGAAGTTCACGCATACCTTTCCACTCAGTTACAGGTCCGACATCATTAGCCCAATTATATACAATTTCCTTTTTCCCATTGGTTGGAATATTAGTCGTAAATTTTATCCATCGCTGTTGATCTTTGATTTGGGTTTGCAACGTCTTGAAAAATGTTCGATTTAAGTCTCGCTGTACTTCTGTACTTACTATACTCATTTTTTCCTCCTATTAACCAGATCGCTGGTAGACAACAGCTACCCTATCAATCGTTGCCGCAAGGGCTGAGCCTGCCGATTCAATAACCGATGTTGATAATTTGATATTCAATATATCACCTGGAACCAGTCCTGTAGGCGTTACTACAAAGGTCGATTCTACATAAGTTGTCTTTTGCATTGCCTGTGCTGCGGTAGTTACCAAATCTGCACCAACTGCACCATCAGTCTGTTCATAAGCTGAAAAATCAATAGTTGATCCATTATTGGTGCCTGCGCCTGTCAATACATGATTTATTCGTATACCAATTGTGCCAGCTGCTAAATAGTTATAGGGAATACGATATTGATACCAGGATACAGAAACTTCCGTTTCGCTTATTGCCTCTTCACCATCAAGCGTAAGAGTATTGGTTCCTAAATTAAGAAAATGATCTCCAGGACTTTCTACAATCCCCATAGCTGCCATATCGGCTGCACGCCAGGAGTGTAATGGGATACCATCAACTGTAGTTGCTGAAACATTTGCAAGCATTTCCTCTGTAAGTACCCATATCCAGACAACAGTTGCACTATCTACACGCTTTACAATACCGGCTTTTACTGAATTGCCAGGATCGGTTAGAGCGACTACGTCATCATTTACAACATAGACAATTTGTTCTCGCCATGCTTGGGTTGCACCGGAAGTTGAAAATTGGAATAAATCACCCACGTGGACATCAACTGTAATGGCTCCATTAGCGCCTGCCGAATTGTCTGCACCCGTTACTGAAACACCTGTAACTTTATGACCTGCCGTATTGGCAGCCGGCACAGTATAGCCAGTTGCATCAACGGCAGTCAATCCACCTTTATAAATTGTAGTAGAGGCTTTAACAAGGCCAGGATTTTCAACTCCTAACCATTGCTCTTCACGCCGATTAAAATCTTCTGTTAATGGCATGATTCACCCCCTACTGTTCCAACTCTTGAAGATATTTGTCGCCCATCGCCAAGGTATTGATGTTCAAGCCTACATTGCCCATTTTATCAGTATATTCAGAAACGATTTTTTCAAAATCGCTCCCACCTGTCATCTTTTCATCAACGCCGAACTTAATGGGGCTTTGATCTTCGTAAAATTTTACCATTTCTTTATAAGCGTCTTCACTTTTCAATCGGATATCATAGAGAATTTTAAATTTACCTGGTTTATCTCTCGGTTCAATACTATTACATGTATAGACAAATACAGCAACTTCCTTTTTTATTGTTTCTTCTTGCGATTTTGCAAATTCAACTTTTAGTTCCTCTTTTTCTTCCTTTAACTTTTCTACTTTTTTATTTAAGTCTACAATAGTTGTATCTTTTTCCGAAATTGTTTCTTTGAATAAGGCAATTTCATTATCTTTAGCTTCAATCGTATCTGTCTTTGATTTTACTTCATCACCTATTTCTTTAATTTTTGCTGTGAATTTGGTTTCTTGATCGGCCATGTCCCTCTTGAAATCTCGACTGGCCTGCTCTACAGCATTTTTTTCTGCTAATTGTACATCAGCATTAGTTATGTCTGCCATTTTAACTTTCTCCTTTTCTTTAGATTTTAAATTTTTATCCTGTACATTCACAGTCGAACCATCATTTTGATTCTTATTCTTTTGATAATCAACATTTAGATTATCAGGGCTATCAACATTTAGACCGTCCTCTTCTTTATATGTAAATTCAAATCCCTCGCCATTTTGAGAGAAAAGATTTATTCTTTTTATACTTTTTGCAATTTCACAATCAGTTCCATCTTCAAAAATTGATAAATGATTTAGCTTAAGATTTTTAATTTGTGGCTTTTGCAATCCACATAATGCTATGTGTTTAATTTCAACTTTTTTACCATCTTTAGATTTATTGAGCCAAACTGATTTATGATCATATAATTTTTTTTCAAGTAATAGAGCGGCTTCTTTTAAAAATTCACCATTGCCGCTCCATTTACCATTTGGTTTTCGCCAAATTTCTTTTAAAAATCCTAATCGTGCTACATTTTTTTTATCATCTTCGTCATGCGCATCTTTTGAATTTAATATAATTGGTATATCAATGCCACTTTTTTTAAAATTTTCATATGCTTTTTCAAAATCTTCTTTTGTCCATTTCTCTTTTCCCAAAGCTGTATAATCACCTTCTTCAAAGAATTCAAGATCAATTAATTTTTTCATTATATAGCCTTATGTCCATGATCCCTAAGCCATTTTCTTATCATTTCCATAGTCCATTTCTTTTTTCTTTTATCAAATCTAAATGACTGAGTTGCGGTTGTTGTTTTTCCTTTAGGTCGCCCTATAATCGCAAATATGCCCTCTTCTGGATTTATTGGAATTCTCCGAAAGCTTCCTGGCTGAAAATCTCCTGGATTTTTAACCCTTGCTCGGAATTCGTTCGGCATCTCCTCTAATGGCATTGAAAACCTCTACAATTATCTATAAAATTCAAGTACATATTTATTAAATACTACCTGTTTTTGAATCTGTCAACTTTTGCATTGAAATCTAATTTAAAATTAAATGTATATTTTACTTGAAATTTAAAAGGAATTATACTATTATATGATATGCAATATAAAAAAGAAGAAGATAAGCTTAATAATTATATTACAGTGGGCTTTAATAAAAAACAACACTTTATCCTGGAGGGTTTGTCTAAAATAATTGGTATTGGAATAGCTTCCATTATAAGAGATGCTATAGATTTTAAGAAATTAGAAGAAGAATTAGAGGAAAAGCTAAAAGAAAAAAGGCAATAATTATAAATGTAGGGCGTTATTGCTTTGTTATTGTAGGCAATAGTAATTATAGCTTATGGCGCCAATGGTTATAATTAGCCCGGTTCAATTCCGGGACGCCCGCCCAATATGGCTCCATAACTCAATTGGAAGAGTATCCGACTTTTAATCGGGCAGGTTTAGGTTCAAATCCTAATGGAGCCAGGAATTATAAAAAAATAAGGAGATTAAAATGAAAAAAACAAAACAAACTTTACCAGATTTTGATACAGATATCCCCATGCCGAAAGTTGATCTATCGCCCCAAAATAATATGAAGATATTTAAAGCTGAAATATTTAATATACGTGGAACAGCTATTTTAAAAATATCTATACCGCTTGAAAATGTTGATTATTTTGAAATAGTAAAGGGTTCAGAAATTATGAATATATATCTCAAAAGCGGTAAAGAGATAAGTATCTGTCCTTTAAACAATGAAGGTATACAAGAAATGTTTATCAAAGCTTATGAAGTATTTATAAATTAAAAGGATTGAAATGATATTTTACAAATGTGATAAATGCGGAGAAAAATTTAATGATATTTGGCATTTGAAATTCAGTAAATGGCATAATAATTTAGGCAATTACGATGCAAGACTTGTTGAAATTGATATTTGTGAAGATTGCTTGTCTAAGGATATTGGGTTATCTACAATTCAAGATGAATTAAAAAAACAAAAACAGCCATGGAATATAATGCCCGATTCTATGGATAAGATTGTAGATGATAAAATATTGACAAAATGATAAAAAGAAAACTATTTCACAAAATCCTGATTAACAATCGAATGATAGCCCGGTTTGATTAATTAATATCTTGATGGATTATGTTGAATGATTTTTCAAAACTCCCACCCTCAATACCAAAATAGTAATGATTTCTTGTATTTATATCATCAACAAGAACTAAATAGTCATTTTCTTTAACATCTTTCTTTATCCCATATTCCCTTTCGTGACTAAGTATTTTTAGCTTTTCAATATTAAAATGAGTATTTTTATCTTTTACTTTCCAACATTTATAGCTAATCATATTGGAAAAAGGGAAAGTTCCTATTGTTTTAATAATGGCAATATCGGAATTATTCATCTTTGTTTTGCTTGTTATTGTTAGCATTTTTTACTCCTTTATATGTTTATTTCAGCCGTTTTTTTAACAGCTTCTTTTTGTAATCTCTTATTTAAATTAAATAATGTATTTTTGCCTTGAAATTCTTCTGGTAAATCTCCTAATGCCTTTCTAAGCTTATCATTCATTTTTGTAGGCTGCAGCCCTCTTTTCTTAGCTCTAAAAATTGTTATAGGTACAGTGTAACATCTACAATTATAATCTAATGGTGGTGTAATGCCTGCCCATACGGAATCATTTTTCTTTGCCCTAAATTCATCTAATGCAGAATGAGAATCTCTTGTTCTATCATCTATTATTGCTCGGAATTCAATCATTTCGATATTTCGATCTCTTCTAAAATTATCGAAACGTGAGATACTATATACGCTTGATTGATTAGTTCTGAAAACTGTTTCTAAATGATGCGCTGTTAGATCCGGCCCCGCTAAAAATCCTGCATTCATGAAATCCCGGTCTAATCCCGCAAGCCAATCTCGAAATACAACTCCGGTTTTAATGGCTTTTTCAAGTGATTTCCTAATTACAAGAAGAGCATTTAAATCCTCTAATGTAGCAACTGAAAATGTAATTGATTTTAACAGTGCTATTGCTTTTTTAAATACACCGGGAGGTATAATCTCCTTAGCAGCTAACAATCTTTCCGCTATAGGAAATCCGACTATTCTCCAATCAATCCCTGTAATTATTGCAAATTCAAATTTTTTAAAATTATCAATAGCCTGTTTTTTTAATAAGCTAAATACAAATCGCACTGCCTTTTCTTTCTCTTTATCATCATTGGCAGAGCCATTACCGATTAAATATGATAAATTAAGAGTCCGGTTAATCGTATTCCTAATTTCTTCTGATAATGGAGTCAATTTCAATTTGTCAATATCATCATAATCCTTCATCTGGTCTTCAACATTCTTTATCCAGATATTGACTTGCTTTTTATACTCAGGAATAGCTATTCCTATAGCCCTATTGCCGACTGCTTCAATTGCTCTTATTCCAGGTGGTATGTGTGCCATGTTCTATTATAACCTATTTCTTGAATTTTTCAATCATAGTTTCATTCTTTCGGGAATTTCTTCTCTATTTTTATACTCCTCTGTTAAGATTGTAAGCTTCATTACGAATTCAGATTCTTCACCATAATATTTTATTTCAGTTAATCCGCCTTCATATGCTGTATACGCAAGTTCATTAAATACAGCAACCCTGTCTTTGCTAATTTCTATATTTTCCAATTCCTTTTCTAAACATTCTGCTATTTCATCTGGATAGTACTCTTCTTTCTCTTCTAAAAAATGATGTTTTTCATCCATTTTTCTTACTCCTTATTTTTTAGTTTCTATTTTTTTTCTTTTATTCCAACAGGCTGCGCAATAAAATTTGTTATAATCTGAATAAATCCAGCCGAAAGAATGCTCTAAGGTTTTCATATCAGAACTATCAAAATTCTTTGTTATATTCTCTATTTTGGCAGAGCAATTGCTACAATGAATCGTTTTTGTTATCATTTTAATCTCCTGGCTCCTTAAATAAATCAATTTCTTGATCTGGCGGTATTGATCTGAATCTATGATTTGTTGAAATTAGTTTATGTTTCCAATTATTCTCTATTTTTATTTTCCCACACCTCTGGCATACCAAGCCATAATCGCCGCTCCATTGATGCTTCAAAAATAAACAAATAATTCTTTTTAGATATGATTTTTTAATCAATGATTCAATTTCAACACAATGTATTTTTACTTTATTTGGAAATATAATCTCTGCCTCAATTCTATCTGTCTTGAATTTTATAGGCACATCTTTTATTTTAAATTCAATCTTGCCAGGCATTTTAATCTCCCTATTCAAACTCCACTGTGGGAGCCACTATATTATAATGATAATTTCTTTCAAAATATAAATAGTAAATCAAATTACATGTTGCCATTTTCACAGGACTTTCACCACATGTTTCGCATTCATCAAAAGGTTGAAAATCTTTACTTGTCTTTTTATATTGCCCAAAAGACGTCATTCCTTCAACAATTGTCTCTTTGCGTGGGCATCTTGGGCCATTCTCGCGTTGCTTTTCCATAAAGTGCATAAAAGATTCTTGATGCTCATTTGTTATTATAATTAATGCTAAGTATAACAATGTCATATTATCTCCATTTCTTCATGAATATAAAAATTAAGCTGCTCTCCTTTTTCTGATTCATAAAAAACTTTTTTATGCCATGCCGGCTTGTCTGGAAAGAAATCTTTTATGAATTTAATTTCTGTAGTATCTTCTTTCCATTGTATGGACTTTCTAATAAATATCTTCAACCACAGTCTAAATAGCCATCTAAAAAATCTGCTTTCACTAAGAGTATATTTTCTTTGATAATCCACTTTAAAATGGTCCCACCATGTGGCAGGTTGTTTGAAAGTGATATGCTTAGATTTAATATGTCGATCTACAAAGATTGATGTCTTTAAGGAATATATAGTTGCATTTAATCTTTGATCTATAAATTGTTTCAGTTCAATGGATGGCATTTCTTTTATTATACTATGAGATAAAGCAAAATCTATTCCAAATTGTCTTTTTATAAATTCGTAATGTTCTATTTTTAAGGGAATATTGAAATTTACTTTGGATTCATCTTTAATTGTTTTTGTCATTTTTTCTTCCTAAGCCCATAATGTGGGCCAGTAACCTCCTGGATTTTTGGGTAATTTATAACCGTGCTTTATGTCAATGCCATCAGCGTTACTATGCGTTAAATCGCGATATACAACTAGGTGTTTTATATTCTCGAATTTCATAAGAAACTTAATTAAGTGCTTATTATAATTTTTATATAATTTCCAGCCTGTACCGCAATAATAACAAGAACATATATTTTCAGAAGTAATAATATAAATGTCCTCATGTTTACATTTCCAGTCTTTTAAAATTTCTAATGGGAATAAATGATATTTTCTTTTATAATATCTCATTTCATCTCCTCTTCAATTTATGATAAACTTCAATCAGCAAATCTCGGTCGTAACCTGCGGAATGAGCCCACTTTCTATTTACCGGTATGCCCAGAGCGGCAGCAACGTCTACAAGCTTATAGGATTCGAGACCGGGTAATTTTTTGTGGGCAAGGGATAGAGCATTGATTGAATTTCTATTGAATATAAAATTGAACATGCCATCGGGGTGATTAAATATTATATGATTTTTTAAAAAATTATAATCAAATCGGTTCCCATATTCTACTATTTTATATTTCTGGTTATAGTTTTTTCTCTGACATATTCCTGCTATTTGGAATAATACTTCTTTAAAATCAGTACAGCTTGGCAATCGCTTTAATCTTTCAATAGTCCACCCATTAATTTTTAAAGCTTTTGAATCTATAATATCCCACTTCTCAGGTCTCATAAATAATTCCATCTTGCAATACATAATTCCATCTATCTCAATTGCAAAGGCAAGTTCTATTATTTCATGCTTTTTGGGATTGAAACCAGTTGTTTCAGTGTCTATGTAGAATAGATTCATTTTTGTATTTCCACAAAAAGACTTAAAGTAATTTTTTTACTTTTGCTTTTTGTAATCTCGCTTTCTTCAACTATATATTCCCTTGCCGTATTTAATATTTGAGCAATAATCCTATCCTTTTCTTTATTTATTTTTCTTTCAATAAATTTGTATATCTGTTCAGCTTCACTTTCCATTTCTATTCTTTCTTGTCCTGATATGATGTAACTCTCTTGAATTTTTATAGTTTCCATTATCCTGCATCCTCAATCATCTTTTCAGCTTCTGCCTGGATTAATTCTCTTTTTTGATCTTCAATATAAGTTCCAAAATCGGTAAGACTTTTTGCTATTTTGTTTTTATATAACGTTTCATCTGGTATAGAATTCCAAATAATTTTTAAATAACCTATATCATCTCGCCATTCATTAAGTTTTTCTTTTGTAATATCAGTCTGGCGCTTTAATCGGAGTAAGCGCAAATATTTATCCCTATTTATTTTCCCAACTTCTGGCGATGGCGGTTGCCATTTTTCATCTTTTTTTTCTTTTGTTGGGTTCATTTATTTACCTCCTTAATTTCTCAATCGGTATCCCGGTTTTCTCAGATATAATATTTTCAGTTTTAGTTTTCTTAATTTCACCGGTTATACGAATTTCCCGAAATGTAGAATATGATATGCGAAACATTCTACACATGGCTCCTATCTTTATATCTTTTTTATTCTCGTCTATCCAATTGTTTAGTAGTTTATTCATTTAATATACTCTCTATATTGATTTACAAAGATTTTAAATTCCGATTCATCCATAAAGTTTATCATATTATTTTTTACTAAATGATTTAATCTTATTTCACTATTTAAATGACAGCTCACAGAGCCTATATATTTACTATCAAAATAAATCAATATGGATTGAAGATTATGCTTACAGTTTGCCTGGCAAAATCTACATTTAAAATCATTTAATCTAATCTCTATTTCTTTAGAATGGGAGAATTCGCAATTTAAATGAACTATAGTAGGTCTTTGATATTTAGTTTCATCATTATAATAAATATATACTTTATCCATTATGTTATACCTGAATTTTCTCTTAATTTACAAACACTACCAATAATTTCTGATATTGAATCATATAAATATGATTCGCTTTTGTTTTTAGGAAACCAATGTGAATATCGCCCTAAAAGTTTTATAATTTCACTTACCAAAGTACATCTGTCAAAATGATAACAATTTCGGCAGTCTTTTAATTCTTTTTGTTTATTCATTCAATAACCCCTGTATTTTATCATCAAGTGCTTTTAGCATAAAATGAAAAGGATATATTACTACTAAATTCAAAAGCTTTTTTATTTCTTTCCAATCTTTTTCATTACAATGGTGATAATCATAATCCCATTTATTATTTTCCATAAAACCTAATTTCATTATTGGAGTAGATTGCAAATTAATAAATCCGGTTTCTATAGTTGCTCCATAACCTTGATATGGCAATATCCCAAAATCATAATCTTTAGAATCAAAATTTACTTCTCGCCAACCCCATCCTATATAGGGAATTGATTTGCCTCCGAAAGATTCATATTCAGATGAATCATCGCAAATTATTTCTATTAGATTGTTAAGATTTTTGTTATTCATTTAGTGTGCCTTTTATAATTTCCCTCATTTTTAATTCAGCTTTCTTCCTGTCTTGTTTTATTAAAGTTGCGTAATCTGATTTTACATCATCTATATTTTTGCCAGTTATAGTTGCATAAGCCTCAGTTATTTCTTCTATATTGATGCTGCATTCTTTTGCTTCCTTTATATTCTTAGCTATTTCTTTAGAAAGTAGAAATAATTTTTTATACTCTTTATAATTAAGCACCTTTTGTCTCTTGAAAAGTAATTTGAAACAATGTTCACATATACATTCAACTTTGCCTGTCTTTTTTATTTTAACCGGGAGATAGTTATCTCTATCAATATCTATTAAATTATCACAATGACAACATGCAGTCATATGATTGTTTATTAATTGTGTCATTGGTAAATTTATCTTAGCATAATGGGTAGGCTTATATAATGGCCATGTTTTTTGTGTTTCATCTGACCGCCAAAAATCCTCATCTTGTCTTATCCAGGCAGTTAGCCAGTAATTATTTTTAAGTATTATTATAACCCGGATTCCTATTGGTAGATTATCGCCCTTATTGATTTTGATCCAGTCTATCATTTTATCATATGTCCATTCTTATCAATAACTATGGCCTCACCTGATTTTGAATTCTCAATATCATTTATAATCATCAATATCGTTTCGTGAGAATCTTTTCTCTTTAGCATTTCTTTGACAAGCTCTAATATCTGATAACTTCTCAATAATGATTCATGGCATCGCATCATTGATGTAGGGAGATTTTTAATCCAGTTTAAATCAGTCATAGTGCTAACTCCTTTTCTTTTTCAGCATGTTTTAATGTATAGCCTCGCAATACATACCAATTCCGCCCACAATTAGGGCAGGATAAGGCGCCGTAAAGGCCGATATCATCAATAAATATTTCTTTACAATTTTGGCAATAGGCGTATCTATCATTATTGGCTTCAAGGCTTTCAGATAGCTTTCTGTATTTAGTTGGTTTATTTTGAATTCTATTTATTATTTCTATTTGCTCTCGTATTCGCTTATTCGATTTCTTACAACTTTCTTCAATCTTTTTCATATTAGTCATACTTTCTCCTTGCTTGCATCTACAATTAAAGTGTCCAGGCGGCGAAATATAGATTCTTAATTTTAAGCATCGCCAACAAATAACATATGTTTTCATAAACGATTTATAAGCAAACCATTTGTGATTGAATAGCTTACAGATTAATTTTTTAAATATTTCATTCATTTTATTAGTTCCTCAATAACTTTTAGAATTATATCAATGACAATCAATATCCCAATAATATAAATGATCCATATTTGCTGTTTTCTTTGCCTTTCTATATACTTAGTTAATTCACCATGATCCATATCATCAATATTTCTCATTTTCAATTTTTTAAATATTTTACCCATTTTAATCCTCCTTACATTTAATATCTTCCATCTCATTCTGTACATTTTTACAGACTTCATTCATATATTCCTTTAGTTCTTCACATAGCATCTTTTTTAAGTTATCGATATATGGCTTTATGATTGGAGTAATGGCATTGTTTAGCTTATCACACAATTCTTGCATAGAGTTTCTATCTTTAAATAAATCTGGGAAAGAATGAACGACAGATCCATGTTCAAACATTATGTCCCCACGCTTATCTCTTGTTACATTAATATTCCTTTCACAATTAAAAATAATTCTTAGCTCTTCTGGTTTTTTTTCTATTTCATTCCCAAGGTAATCAACTTCATACCCATGCCATGATTTATTTATATCAGCAATTTCAAATTTAAGATTATCTAAGGATTCATTTTTTTCCTCTAAATTCTTTATTCCAAATTTATCAGTATCTTTCATATTTATTTCCCTTATTCACCTTATGCTTTCTGATTCCAATGCTTCTTTTATTGTTTTGCCAATACCAACATGATATAATTTAGTTCCTTTTATTATGTCAATTACTTGTTTATCGAAATTCTCTTCTAAATCATTCAACTTATCAATTATTCTATTTTGCTGTTTTATTATACATTTTACAATATTGAATTGTACCCCTGTAAAATCTTTTAAATTTTCCTCATCAATTAATAATTTTAATAATTTTTCCATACCCTATTATAGTATAACTTCAACTATTTTTCAACAAAAATTTAATTATTTTTAATTACTGAGTGAGATATTGATAATCCTGTAAGAATCTTTCAATTCCATCTATCCCTTCCGTAAAAGCTTGCATTCGTGGTGATTCTTTAGCTTCAAGAGTCTCTTCACCTTCCTTAACATCTGGTATACCCAATTTCTCCTCAAACCAGGACTTGCCAATACTTGCGCCTAACTTAACGGCTTCTCTCATAGCTTCAACCCAATCTTTGGGATCTGCTGCTTCTGGCCGAACTATATTCCATTTAGGATATACTGGATTTTGAAAATTAAGATCGCAAAGCTGTTTTATTATTTCGTGGTTAATAAAATATTCAAGCCCCATAATGTAAGAATCTATTAAAAAATTAAACAACTGCATTCTCACGCCCTCTTTGGCCTGGCTGCCGGCAGCTTCATTTATTGCAAGCCCCTGCCCATGCAATCTATACGCTATAGACAGATTACAAAAATTGATAAGGTTATCATAGGCTTTCCCTGGGTCTTGAAGATTTTTATTTAATATTTCAACTATCACTTTTTTGTTTAGTCTTATTCCCTTAGCAGCTAAAGGTTTCTTTAATAATTTACCAATTACTTCAAGGTCATCTTCTCCAAGTGTTTCTCCCGCTTCTGGCATTATGATAATTTTTGGAAAAACATAACCCTCCCCTAACAATCCCCACAATCTCACCTCTTCTCTTTTCAGCCACCAATAATTATAAACATCATTATAAATGCCCTGGCCATGGGGATTACTGTAGGCTGCCCCATATGTCATATATTTAAATTTGCGTGGATCAAGTGGAATGCCATTCCAACAATCATTCATTGAAATTCCCCAATTATCATTAGGATTATAATTTATTTGCCATAATCCATTAGCCTCTTGTTTAAAACAAAACTTTGAAGGTGGACGCACTAATATCCCACCCAATGATCCATCAAGAACCCAATGAAATCCATCTTGTATGTATAACAATTCAGTAAATGAATTGCCCAATTGAATAGCACCTAAAATATCTTTTAATTTTTCCATCCAGTTTGATATGGCCTTGAATTGCTCTTCAATAAACTGTGCCTCTCCTTTATCTCCCTCTCTTTTTTCTATAACTGTATCTAAGCCTATAATACGAGCGACTAATGTATACCATAAGCCTGCTAAGACAGGATCGGATTGATGCATTTTTTGTACTGCCTCTTCTTTTGTTCGGAAATCAGACCTCACTCCCAATACTTCATTTGGATCTTCCGGTTCATCACTACAGAAAGTAAACCTATCACTTTCCGCTAAAAATGCTTTATTAATTCCCGTTTCTAATCCTTTACTCTCTTGATTTTTTGTTTCTATTATATTTGCCATATTGTAATTATAATCTTATTTTCTCATTTTTTCAACTAATATTATCAAAAGCTCATCTTTTCATATAGTTCGCTTTTATATATTTCGGCTGGTTTAGATGATTTTTTTTGGATGGGATTGATGTAATGTAAAACAAAATAACGCGTTTCATCCTGAGTGTGATTATTTTTATCAATAGGTTTTCCCTTTTTATTTAACTTATAGCTAAAATATTCCCGTCGGCTTGCCTTGCAGTGTTTTGCTATATAAAACATTGGCCTGCCTATAACGGGCGATAATGCACCTTTTACTTTTTCGATGCCAACATCAATTGTATTATCGGCGGCAATCATGCGAATGCCTTCGGGCTTTGCCTCTTCCCATTCTTTCCGCAAATCAGAGCGTGATGGATCATAAACGCATTCTTTAATATAATTCCACCATGCACGCTTTTTACATATTTCTATAACTTTTGGATTTGATGTATTTTCTTCAAATATTTCATCAACTCTTGCCCATGCGTTAAGAGCAGTATTTCTGAAATCTTGCCATACTCCTATAGAAAATGCATCAGTACCGCCCCAATCTATAGAAAGATAAACCATTCTGTCGGGGCTAAAATGTACATCAATGAAATGATGCTCTTGAATTTCATGACCATATACTAAATCGGGATGGCCGATTTTATTACAAAACCATTCCGTTTCTATACTAAAAAGTGATAGAGTTTGTAGCTTTGTCAAGAAATCTTTTATTGTATAATATCCTGTGGCTTCTTTCATTTGCTTACCGGGGCAATATGGAGATAGTGGACAGGTGCTGCAAGAGTAATCTGTGCAGGCTTCGAGGCATTCCCAAATACACCAACGATATATCCGGGCATCTGGATTTTTTGAAGCACGCTCAAGCTGTTCATCCATATTTCCACCCATAACATGGTTAGTAGATGAAATTTGGAGGCAAGCTGGTATCCCATTTTTTGACATTGGTTGCGATAAAGCAATTTGCAATATATTGTCATCCATTACGTCAACTTCATCAAGTGCTGTAGTGTTGGGATGTGGACCTCTGGTTGACTTTTCAGTTAATCTTTGTCCCTTTACATATCTTTCTTCTAAATAACATCTTCCATTATTTGCTCCTATACTCCAATAATCAGCCATTGCTTCATAAGCCCTAGAGGATTGTTCTCCACTTCCACCCAGGATAACAATATCCATAAGCTTATTCCAGAGAGATTTTAACCAATTTATCAAAGCCAAAAAATATGTTTTACTACCGCTCCTATTAGCCCATACTATTACAACAGAATAGAAGTTCAAAAGCATATCTGATATATAATCGAATTGAGAGCAATGATCTTCATTTTCACACATGCGCTTAGTAGATACCTTTATGGGTAATATGCTGTGCTTATACCTATTGTCTGCGTTCGTAAGTCTTATTATGGATTCCCTGTCCTTTACTCCATGTTTAATATACCACATTATTGAGACAAGTCTATTTGCTTCTATTTTGGCTCTTTTGATTTCATCCTGGGTATAATCCATACAATATGATAGTATGGGTTTGGGATTTTGTCAATTATGGTTATTTTGTTGAATGTTAGATTATCTTTATTTAATGACAAATAATTTAGGGTAATGACCCATCTATAGGTAGTGAAAAAAATAAAAAACATTTGATGCAGATTTTTATTTTTAATAAATTTGTAAAAAAAAAGTTGACAAATAAAAAAAATCATGCTATTTATTAAAAATTGAAGTGGAGCGGCCGGGAGTCGAACCCGGATTGTTGGATGCGAAGCCCAAATTGTTAACCGTAACACCGCCCCACTTCAATTTATTTTAATTTCATAATCAACATATTTTCTTTTTCGGTAAAGGTCTATATTGGATATTTAGTAAATTAAATAATGCAATATAATATTCATCAGGGAATCGTTTTTGCCATTTCATCAATTCCTTAGAAATATATTTTGATAATATTTCTTGTAAAGCAATTCTATCTCTTACTTCTTGATACCCAGTAGCCTCATCTACAAGTGCAATTATTCCAATTGTTGCTAATCCTCTCATTAAAATTTCGGCTTTTTTAGCGGTTTCCATTTGCTTATGAGCAAGAGCGCCGTTTTCTCTTGCTTTTAGCCAAATATTACATATTTCTGGTAATAATTCTGCATTAATCCCTTGGGCTTCTGTCCCCTTAATTGTTTTGTAAACTATCGGTATCAAAAGCTTTTGGCGAATATCACTATCAATAAATTGCTCTAATCTTTTTGCCGAAACATATTCCGGTAGAACAGCGCCGTTTTTGACTTTTTTTCTTTGCCAATGAGCGCCGCCACCCCTTTTCCCAAGCGCCCTTGCTACGCTTCTTTCCCTCAATATCCTCGTGCCATCTTCTAATACTGCACAGGGTATTGAGCTTTCCCCTAATTTAATATCCCACTTGACGGGTTGCCATGGGACGCTGGTTATTCATTTTAATTTTCTAATTTATATTATTAACTTTCACTAATTTACCATCAACCATTGTTAATTCCGTAGGATATTTTTCTTGCATTTCATTAAATGGATTTACTATTGGATTTTTAATAGCTCCATTATTCTGAATATCGGCCCATGACCAGGATTCAGCGCCAGAAACATGCAGCTTGAATTGGATTTCACCTTCTGGCAATTCGGGATGATTTGTTTCTCTTAAAATTTCTTGCACCTTATCGGCAATTTGCCTTTTTTGATTAATTGAAAACATATTTATCTCCTTATTTTAATTTTAATTTCATCCGGGCTTATATCACGCCCTAATTTTTCAGATAAGACAAGAGCTACCATAAGCCGCTTCCCCTTGCTTACCAATCCCGTCTTATTCCATTTCGAGAGGGTTTGTCTTGTTATATCGAAGTCCTTTGCAATTACTTCAAGCTTCCTGCCTATCTCGACGTTTTGTTGATCAATATATTGCTGAATTAAGGTCATTTTATATCCTATTTATTTTCTTCATACCAATTAACCATTGATTTCCATTCTTGGATTTTTGCCCAAAGATATCTTTTGTTTATTCTATCAAATTTGATATTATTAGGGCAGGAGACACACATATTGGAAGGTGCTTTATTTTCATCTCCAACAAATATATGTATACTTTTCGGCCATATACCGCCCTTTAATCTCAAATACTGAGAGCGATCTATCATCCAGTTGTTAGGATTGGATAGTAACTCTTTTGCAATATCTTGTGTTATATTCCATATTTTATCCATATACTATTATACACCAATTCCCTTTTTTTGTCTACTTTATTCTCAATTTTGTTGATTTAGGTTACAATTGCTTTTTAGCTATTTTCCGTAATGCAAGCAGTTCGCGCCAAATACCATCTCTAAGGTAATCAGTTCCGTGTATATTATATTCGTACTCTAATCGGTCAATATCATCCCCGCTTAACCAGTGATAATATAATTTATAAGCCACATCTAAGGCATCCCAATTTAATAACTCCACTGCAATCATCTTGATATTTTTACTATGGTTGATCTTATCGGGCCATATAATCTTACATTCCTGCACCATTTTTTCATGTTGTTGGGATTGATAAACAATCTTATACATAGATTTTGGAATCATTGAAGCAGCAATCATTAATTTTTTAAATTTAGTAAACATAATGTGGCTTATTTGATATAGATTTAATCAATATCAAAATCCCTTTTCCCGCAGCATGGGCAATAAGCGATATCTTTATCTTTTAGCCAACTTTTATAAGTCCACCATCTTTGCGTAAACAATCGCTTAATATGTCTTTTTAAATTCCATAATAACATTTTCCATGAATGCACAGGAGTTGATTTAATTCCCGTTTCTTTTAGGAACCAGGGATCAACATTAATATAATAAGGTTTTATATTTCTTTTGAAATCTTCTATTATAAGTGATAAAGGATTGTATCCAAATGGCCTTGATTCCCAAAATTTTAAAGTCCATTTCCAATTCCAAAAGTCATCTTGACTCCAATCGCATGAATGACAATGTAAATAAGCCATATATTATCTCCTACCCATAATAACCAATATTATTTAATATTTCTTTCTGCTTATTCCATGTATTAATATGTATATTTATCGTTCTTTTTAGATCAAGTGAGAGCAACGTAAATGTCGTATCGCAAATCTTGTCTATTTCATAGGGTATTAATCTCCCATCTTTTGATGAAAAAACTATAGTATCGCCTACTTTTGGATCATTTATTTCTTTCATAATTCACTTATCCCAATTATATAATTCTTTTGCTATCCCAAAAAGACCTACAGGTGCCATAATTATTGCAAATAAGCTAGCCCATCCTAAAATTTTTTTTGCTAAATTTTCATTAAATACTGAGATTGTTATTCCAAATATCAATAATATAAAAGCAATCGTTCCTAAAATATGTAGAATAAAGCCAATTATATCTTTGTCTTTAAAATAATACATTAAGTCTCCTTTAAATCCCTCACCAGAGCTTACAGGGGCGCCGAGGGCAAGTTTTTATTGAAATCACGTAGGGTAAACCACTAATTAGAAAAGATAGAAGGATGTAGTCGATTTTACGCTGGGCATATAACGCAACTCGTGTCCCATGGCCATGTATCACACATGGCGCCGCATGTCTCGGTATCGGGAGGACATCCATATGTAGGGCAATGTGGGTTACATGTAATTGTGCACCCAGCTGGATCGCAACTAAGCCACGGATCTGTACCTCCTTTAATTTTGCCCATTATATTACCATTCAAATTAGTAACCGTAATTTTGTTTAACTTTAATCTCTTAAATTTTGATTTCATTTATTTTACTCCTTTAAAAATGTTTTTTTTCTTTCCCACCATAACCCCGCATCCCCCTACACATCCAGGAGATTCCCCTTAAAAATAAATTTATTCATCTTCATCTTTCATCATGCCATCAATAGATTTTTCTTCATCTCCCATCTTATCCAGGATTTTATCAAATGGAGTTTCTCTAAGTTCCACTTGCGATCTATCTGTAAATTTATGATGGTGCTTCAGCAAAAATATTGCCATTGTAGTATCTATATTTTTGTGTATCGCAAATTCCTGTAATTTCATTTCCTGTAATTTCTTTGCTTTTTTTAGATACTGTAAAAACGACTTGAAATTATCTTTCAAATATGTTATGGCATGTGGGTATAGGTCCTTTTCAACTACAAGGAATTTCTCAAAAAATATATTGCCAGCATGATCGTCTGTCAATTCATTTTTATTTTTAGGGTCTTGAATATATTTAGGCATTAGCCATTCTATTAAATCTTTCCCTAATTCAATAACTATTTCTTCCGTCCACTTCACGGCATTATTATTTCCAGGCTGGCCACCTTCTTTTTTTTTATCCATCTTAAAATTCACACCCACATTTTGGACACTTATGTTTTTTGAACAGCTTTGTATTTACATCCTTATCTTTGAATTTCACATCCTCAAAATAGTTCTCCCTTATAGACTTCATGCCCTTATGTTTCTTTGTAAGGCTGTCAAGATTCAAATTGTGCACTGTTATTTCTTTATAGGCACCATCTTCCGTAATTTTTGTATATTTTTCTGCATATAAAAATATCAATTCCACGGCTTCTGTCATATCCTTACAACCAATCCATTCGCCCGATAATAAATCAGGTACATCCTCCCCCAATCCTATCTGCTCATTTAAAACAGCTTGCAAGTGGCAACCATCTAAAATCCATAATGCATCAGTGCTTTTTTGCCACAATCTATATGATCGTATAACCCCATGCTGTTTCAAAGACTGTACCAATCGCTCCTTATCCTCTTTATAAAAATCTTTTAAATCATCTACTTGTAACCACTTTGCTTTTCTCCAATCGAATAGCCCTTGCTTAATTATTCTATTTTCTATCATGCCCCTATAATAATATCAATCTCCTATTTTGTCAACTTTCTTATCTTTTGATATTCGCTTATTAAGTATAGCTTCCATTTTAATAAATTCATCTCTTGTTGATAACTGGCTTATATCAAAATCAACATTTAATTCATCCTCTGCATGATATTCAGCGGTATCTTGCATTTGAATATCAGGCATTTTAACTATATGCCTAAATCCATCCGTAGCCTCAATAAAATGATCAACTCCATCACAACGCCAACAGAATCCCTCTTGCCATTTCGCCGTTTCCCTTTTCTTAGCTTCTAAAAGACAGGCCTTTTCACTACCTAATTTAGCAAAATTTTCATAAACTATAAGCCTAAACTTACACTTTCTTGCTTTTTTAAATTCCATAATTTACTCCTTTAATTTTTATACAAATGATATGGTTTATAATATAACATTATTCCCCATCTTTTCAGAAATTTTAATAACCACACAAAACTATCTCTTTGTACTGCGTATTCATAAGCGGTATTCATTTCACGATCAAAATATTCAGAAGTATTGCTATTGCTATGATCTACTAATATTATGCTATCGCAGCTATTGCAAATCACAATATCTTTTTTTATTCCAGATTTCCAATTTGTCCATTTATATTGACATATAGGACAAATCAATCTAAGCTTGTCTTTATTGAATCTTCCGATTTTAATTTTATTCATTTTATACTCCTTTAATTTATTAATTTAATAACTTCGCCATCCTTTTGGCTGCCCTTGAAATTCTTTTCATTTTAATAAACATTAAGAGATTTTTTAACCATAGTCTTTTTTGTGATTTCCCTATTTTATCCTTCAATAGTTTGAAATTTTCCTTTACTTTGGTATCATCTCCACCGATTATAGAAATCTTAAATCTAATCTCTTCTAATTTCATTTTAAAACAATCCCGTCAATTTTAGAAAAAGATATGCAAGGTGAACACCAATAATAACCATAAGCTTTGGATAAGCATAATCTCTGATAATAAAATAGGATTTCCAAAATATTGATTTTATATCAGTACCTTTAACTTTTGTTAAATTGCCTATTAAAAATACTGAAAATGAAATCCCATAAACTATCCACAACAAAATTTTAAGTACTATCATTTTGACCTCCTTTAAAATATTCAATGAGCTTATGGCCTTTAGTTTTTGTAACAATTGGCTTTGTAATTTTTATTTCCTTCGCCATAATGGCTCCCTTATCCCAGGAAGGATCAATTGAAATTCTAAATTCCTCTGGTGTTAAATGATAAAGGGCTGCTGCGCGGGGCAAAGGAGTTTCCCCCTTTATTTCACATTCAAAAGCAAAAACATAATCCCCAATTTCCTTTGGCATAGCATTAATTAAATTGCCTAATGTATTAAAGCATAAAGGATGATAGCCCTTTTCAGCAAGCCATTTATGAGCTTTGCAAAATACTCCAATCTTATATTCAATACATGCTTCTTTATTGTCTGTTGGCACTCCGATTGATACATATTTGCCATCATGAGACCGACATACAGCTTTATAATATTTTCTTCTTTTCATTCCTCCACCTCCCTAACCCCACTCCAATACTCTTCCAATTCTGCAATATTAACCATTTTGATTTTTGTCCTCTTGCCTCTACCACCCCGTCGCCATAAGCGAGTTATACTTCCCTCGTTATATAAATCGTTTATTGTGCCCTGCGAGGGCTCCGTCCATTTCGCCGCCTCTCTTATGGTTGCATATTGGGGCTTAACTATAACTATAGCATCGAAGGGTATTATTGTTTGCTCTCCCTTTTTTTCTCCCTTTATGCAAACTACACCATAAGTTATATTATCAAATACATATATCATGTAGAAATTTGAGTCATCCTTAATTTTAAACTCAACCCCCCTTTGTTCCTGTATCTCTTTAAATTCAATCATTTTCTTTTCCATTTATTTCTCCTTATCAGCCTGGATTTTAAGTTCATCAATAAAGCCATTTCTAAGCTCCAATTTACCCCTATCAAATACCCATCCTCTTTTTGATTGTAAAATCTCTACTCTTCTACTATGTGGATTTAATGGCATTGCTATAAAAGAATAATCTCTTAAGTTGAACAGATCATTAAACACACATGTTTCAATTGTGCACCCTTCGCATGGTGCCGCTTTACAATCAATTATTTTTTTGTTCATTTTTATCTCCTATACATATTCCTAAAAATCCATAAAGTTCTTTCATGGTCTCCTTACCGGGTTCCGCTTCTTTCTCTTCCGGTCCCTCTAACCATAATTCCTCAATTTTATTCCAATCAACTTTCCTTTTCATTTCAATCCTCCAAATCTTAAATCAACCGGTATCCCCGGTTTAATTATTCCGGCTTTCTTTACTCGTACCTCAACCCGCTTTAGAATCTCACGGGTATAGTGAGCGCCCCCATCGGGCTTAATTTGATACTTTTTGACTATTATTTTTTTCATGATTACCTCCTATGATTTTTTATCCTTTTTAAATCTTTTCAATGCCGCCGTTTTAATCAAAGCATGTTCAGCATAATATAGGGAATGATTGTAAGGCAATACTCCTATAACTTCAAATATAGGATTAGGATAATCCTTAACGCTAACCAATGCCATAATTTCTCCTATATTTGCAGACATTGTGACTTCATAAATCTTACATTTAAAGCTTTGATTGATTTTAATTTCTTCGATACTTGTTACTTTGTGTTGATATTCTTGATCTTTTTGTTTCATGATTACCTCCTTAAGTCTTCTTTTAAATCTTCATTAATGAGTAACATTTCAATTTTTTTAGGAATAATCTCTAATGCTTTGGCTATCTTCCAGTCTATTTCGTCCAGCCCCATCCAATCGTTTTGGATGCACCTGCTTTGGAAATCCGTTACTAATTGCTTAATGGCTTCTTCTTTAGTCATTTTATTATCTCCTATTATTTTGACATTGCTTCG